ATCGGATATATATACATTAAAAATGATTTAATTTATATTAATCCAATGCTTAATATTATTTTCAAATACAATATATATAAAACTACTATTGAATTCAAGGATGGTAAGGAAACCTATAAAGAAGAAATTATTTTATGCACTAAAAAAGATAAGTATAAATTAAGTAATAGATCGATAAATGTTATAAAAGAAAATAGTCAATTTTACATTGAGCTGTGAGAGGGGGTGATGATTATTGAAACAAGAATTTAAAAGGCAAAACCAATTACTAAAACAATACATGGAGAAGAATTTCTCTCCATCAAAAATAAAAGAACTAATAGAAACATTTACATTTTCAGAACTCCGAAAACTTCTTGGAGAACTTGATATCGAATTTTTTGCTCTCTGCTATTTTCCTAAGTATTTTGATAGACAATTTGGGAAATTTCACAGGGAGCTTTTTACTGAATTAAAATATATGCTAAATAATAAAGGGTTGATTGAGGCTTTTGGACTCCCAAGGGAGCATGGAAAGTCAACGATTAACTCTTTTTTATTTCCTTTATATTCTACACTCTACAATAAATCTCAATTTACATTAATCATTTCAGCTACAGAACAAATTGCATTACCATTCTTGGATATGATAAAAGATGAACTTGAAAACAATCAATTACTAAAAGAGGACTTTGGAATTGAAAAAGGCAGTCGCTGGAATAATAATGAAATATGGATTAAAAGTAGAGGAGGACTTGATTCTTGTATTATGATTAGAGGAATAGATGGTTCTTTAAGGGGAATACATTATAAGCAGCATAGACCAACATTGGTATTATTGGATGACCTATTAAAAGATGATACAGCTAAATCAGAAACAAAGCGTGACCAAGTAAAAGCTACATTTAGAGATGTAGTAATACCAATAGGTACAAAGGATACCAATATTCTTGTAGTAGGAACAATTCTTCACGAAGAGGATTTGATGTCTGATTTACTTAAGGGAAGAATTCCAGGGGTTAGAAGTATAAAGAAATCAGCTATTATAAGCTGGTCAGCACGAGATGATTTATGGAGTGAGTGGGAAAAACTATATAATAATTTGAAGGACTTAGACAGGATAGAAACTGCTAAGTCTTTTTTTTATGCCCAAAAACAAGAAATGCTTGAGGAAACAGAAATATTATGGGATGAATATTTGGACTATTATTATCTAATGTGTAAGAAGCAAAGTATGGGAGATAAATCTTTTTATAAAGAAATGCAAAATGATCCAAGAAGTACAGATGATTATGTATTTCAGGATATTGGATATTGGGAGAAGTTACCTGAGTTTGAAGAGATGGAAATTGTGGTTTATATTGACCCAGCTATTAAAGCAGGAAAAAGAAATGACTATAGTGCCATTACGGTATTGGGTCAGCATAGAAAAACAAAGCAGATGTATGTGATTGATGGGAATATCTATAAATTACTTCCTGATGATTTATTTAAAGTGGCTATTGAAAAGATAGAAAATTATAGTCCTGATAAAATTGGATTTGAAGTCAACCAAGCACAAAGCTATATGAAGCAGAAGTTTGAAGAGGAACTTTGGAAAAATAAAATATACACACCAGTGGATGAAGTGAATAGTAGAGGAAACAAGCATGAAAGAATTATGAGCCTTGAGCCAGATGTAAAGAAAAGACGTATACTGTTCAATTCTTCTAATGTGAGTTATAACAACCAAGTGAAGGATTATAATAAATTTGCTAAAAATGATGATGCACCAGATAGCTTATACGGAGCTGTTCAATTGATTCAAGGTGTACAGAAATTGAAGTTTTATGATAGAAAATTATTATTTTAGGAGATGATTAAGTTGGAAAACAAGCTAATTAAACAAGTAGCAGAAGAAATGTTAGAAATAATTGATAAGTATGAATTATCCATAGATGAATATAAAACTATAGTTAAAAATACTATTGAAGTAATGGAGAATATCGCCATTATACCTAAGAACAGACGATATTCTCGAATTGATAGAAGTTTGTAAATAATTAGCCATCAGGATTCATGCAATAGTCACATTCTTCTTTATAAGATTCATGTTTTTTGATTTCGCTATATAGATAATCTGATAGATAAATATGTTCTTCTTTGATTTCGTCAATTTTACAACCATCTTCATTTTTGGTTAAATCATGTGCTACTCCAGTATTTGTATTAAGTAAGTATCTTTTACCGAAATCCCCTGATATATCTCTACTCATATATTTATCCCCCTTTCTTGAAATATTTTGACAAATTAATCGTACCACTAAAGGAATTTGTTGGCAATATATTCGACAATAAAATATAAAAAAGGAGCTGATAATTTGCAAGTAAAAGAAAATTTAATATTAGAATGTTTAAAGGAACTTGAAAAAACAGCACTATCTAAGCAAACATATCAAGACTACTATGAAGGCAAACATAGTATTTTGAAAGAGTATGCCATGCAAGATAGTAGGAGCAATATGAAGTTGGTTTTTAATTTCCCTAGAAAATTCGTTGATAATGAAACAGGCTATCTATTGGGTAAGCCTGTTAATTTTGTGTCTAAAACTGATGATGAAGCTATTATTGATGCTATTGATAAAAATATGAGCCATTGGGATAAGGAACACAACATTGTACTTCGAAAACAAAGTGAGATATTTGGAGAGAGCTATGAATTGAATTATATTAATCAAGATGGAGAGTTTTGTTCTACTGTTTTAAATCCACTGAATTTTTATGTATTAGAAGATGGTACAGCAGATAGGAATGTATTATTAGCCATTAACAAATTTAAAAAACAGTTTGATGGTAAGACGTATTTGGATGTCTATACAGATAATGAGATTATACATTATGAAGTAGAAAATAGAAATGGTCTAAAGGAAATAGGAAGGCATAACCATATATTTGGAAGAGTTCCTGTTATAGTATGTCCAGCAAATACTGAGAGAAGTAGTGGTTTTCAAGATGTAATTTCATTATTAGATGCCTATAATGCTATTAATTCAGATTTATGTAATGAAATAGCAGATCATAGAAATGCCTATCTAGTCATTGAAAATGCAAAGATTGAAGAAGAGGATTTACTTAAAATGAAATCAATGGGAATCATTCAAGTACCAAAAGGTGGAGCAGTCAAATGGCTTACTAAAGATATTAATGATTCCTTTGTGAAAAATGAGTTAGAGAATATTGAAAGAAAAATCTATGACATGATGGATGAAGTAAATTTCAATGAAAACTGGGCAAGTAACACATCTTCACTAGCACTTAGAAATAAACTTTTAAATCTTGAAAATAGAGTGGCAATGAGACAGGCGATTATGGAAAAGGTAATTAGGCAGAGGCTTAAGAACCTTTTTATTTTTTTGTCTAAAAAAGAAGGTACACAATTTGATTATAGAGATGTGGCAATAAAATTTACAAGGAATCTTCCAACTGATTTAGTAGGACTTGCAGATGTAATTGTAAAGCTTCAAAATGTATGCTCACAAGAAACCTTGCTGACGTTATTGCCATTTGTAGAAAATCCTAAGCTTGAAGTTTCAAAATTTGAAGTAGAACAGAATCAAATTGATTTTGAAAAATGGAAGGAGGAAGTAGATGTTGAAGGAAAAGATACTAGAAATTAAAAAAGAAGCAATAGAAAAAGCAAATGCTGAAGCTGAGGAAGCTAAACAAAGACATAAACGATTGAAAGGAGTGTTTCTTCTATTATTAATGGATTATTTTGAGAACTATTCTAAAGATGGAAGGTTCTCAGTTAATAGATTTCAAAGGAAAGCAATATTGAGTGAAGTAGAACAGAAGGTTATAAAGGAAACAAAAGCATTAGCACAAGAAGAATTGCAAATCGATGAAAGTGTTTTAGACGATATTGTAAAAAATGCTTATGAGAAACACGTTGATGTGATTGGAGGTGATAAAAATATATTATTAAATCCAGTATTCACTCATGAAATAATATTTAAGGATTATAAGGGAGATAGCTTTGAAAATAGAATTTTAAATAATAAGAGAAAACTTGCTAGCAAGCTATATTCAGCATTTGATAAGGTACTACTTAATAATTCTACTTTGGGAGAAGCATCTGAAATAATCAAAGAAGTATTTAATAAATCAGATTATGAAAGCTATAGATTATTAATGAATGAACAAGGAAGAGTTTTTGATGCAGTACAAACTAAAATATTTATTGATGAAGCAACCATTGAAAAAGTTATGTGGGCATCAGCTTTATGTCCAAATACCTGTCCTTATTGTGAGATGATGGATGGAAGTGTATTTGAAGTTAATGATCCAAATAAACCAGAAATACCAGTTCATGTATTATGTCAGTGTTGCTGGATTCCAGTGTAAAGAATACTAAAAATTAATTGTCCTGAACAAGACATTAAACTGTTCTTTTTTTATACCCAAAATTAATGTGTCTTTGGTTCAAAGAGTCAAAGGGACAATTTCAAGGAGGAAAATATTATGTTGAAGAAAACAAGGAAACAGAGGAAGTGAAATCATATCTTCAGGAGTTAAATCCATTGACTGTTGAAGGTGTGAAAGGTTTTATTGAATCAGATGCGAATGCTAAAAGCTGGATTGATTCAGTTAAGGATAAGCATTTATCAAAAGGACTTGAAACATGGAAAACTAATAATCTTGAAAAGATGATTGATGAAGAAGTAAAGAAGAGGTTTCCAGAGAAGGATGAAAAGGATATAGAAGTTGAAAAACTTAGAGCAGAAGTAGAAAAAATGCAGTTTGAAAAGCAAAGAGAAGTTCTTACAAATAAAGCCATCAAAATAGCTAATGAAAAGCATCTACCAATTAATTTGGTGGATTTTTTTATTGCTGAAAATGAAGAGGTTACAGAGAAGAATCTATCTGTGCTTGAATCAGTATTTAGTCAATCGGTTCAAATTGAAGTTGAGAAACGATTGAAAGGTGACGGCTATACACCACCAAAAGGTGAAAAGAAATCAAACATTACATTAGATGCTATCAAAACTATGTCACAAAAAGAAATCAATGAAAATTGGAACAGTGTAAAAGAACTATTAAAAAACAAAAAATAGAAAGGTAAAGGTGATATTATGTCAGTACAAAATTTTATACCAACAATATGGTCAGCGAGATTAAATGAAGGATTTAAAAGAAATTTAGTTTATGGAAATTGTGTCAATACAGACTATGAAGGAGAAATAGAAGGACAAGGTTCAAGTGTCAAAATCAATTCTATAGGAGCTGTGACTATAGGTGATTATGATAAATCTACAGGCATTGGGAAACCAGAGGAGCTTACATCAGAGCAAAGAACACTTCTTATAGACCAAGCAAAATACTTTAATTTTCAGGTAGATGATATTGACAAAGCTCAGGCGAATGTAGACTTGCTGGAAGAGGGAATTAAGGAAGCTGCATTTGGACTTGCTAATACTGCTGATAGATATATTGCAGGGTTTTATACAGAAGTAAAGGCTGGAAATACAATTGGAGATGATACAACTCCTATAGTTCCAACTAAAAGTGATGCTTATGATTATCTAGTAGATTTAGGTGTAATTCTTGATGAAAGCGATGTTCCAGAAGACAATAGATTTGCTGTTGTTCCTGCTTGGTTCTATGGACTTTTAGTAAAAGATCCAAGGTTTACAAAGGAAATGGATGTGATGAGAACAGGATTTGTGGGCAATATTGATAATATGGCAGTTTATAAATCCAATAATGTTCCAAATACTACAGGAACAAAATATAAGATTATAGCAGGTCATAAGAGTGCAATTTCATTTGCAGGTCAAGTAGATTCAGTAGAGGCTTATAGACCAGAATCTCAATTTAGTGATGCGATTAAAGGTCTTCAAGTTTATGGTGCTAAATGTGTCAAACCTGAAGGGATTGCAGTTCTTACAGCTAATAAAGCATAGAGTGAAAATAGAATAAAACTATTAGGGGTGTGCCATTTGGTACATCCCTTTAATATTGAAAGGAGCAGATTGTATGGCTTGGTATGTAAATAAAGAAACAAAATTAAAATGGGAAGTTACAGATGAGGAGCTTATAAAAAGACTTTCTAAAGATGAAAATTATGAATTATTTGAAGAAAAGAAAACAAAATCAAAGACTACAACTAAGAAGTAGGTGACGATATGGATAGCTTAATATTAATGAAAGAACTTTTAGAAATGGATGAAGGGGATACTTCGAAAGATAGTATTCTTAATCATTTTCTTAAGAAATCAAAACAGATTATATTGGCATATTGCAATGTTACAGAGTTATCAGAGAAATACGATGCAACTATTGTTGACTTTGCAATTTATC